GACGTTCAAGACGCTAATACAGCTACTAAACCAGAACATATAAGAAGAGACGTAAATGTGACTGTAGAAGAGATAAAAATTGGCGCTGGGTTTAATATCAGCGATTGATTATTACAGAAAAACCGAGTAAATTAATAGATTATGGGACCTAAAAGAATATTTAAAAAAATTACAAAACCTGTATCAAGGTTTTTAGATAAGATTATACCTAACGAGATTAAGCCTTTCTTACCTTATGCAGCGGCAGCAGTACCTTTTTTAGCACCTGCTTCAGGTGTATTTGCTACTATGGCAGGAAGAGCAGCTTTGTCAGGTGGTTCTAATTTACTTGCACAACTTTCACAAGAAGGTAGTGAAGGAGATTTTTCTGGTTTGTCCGCATTGTTAGCGGCAGGCACAGGTGCATTGTCAGCACCAGGTGCACAAAAAGCAATAGCAGGTTCTAGATTTACTGGCACTCCAGGAGCAACTGGAGCAGATGCAGGTTTTTATGTTGCAGAAGGGATGGGTATTCCAGCAGCAACACCTCAAGGATTTATAGGAAAAGGTTTAACAAAAGCAGCTGAAGGAATTCAAGCTTCAGGTAAAGTTTTAAGAGATCCATTTGCTGAAGGAGTTGGATTAAAAGATATTGCTGGAGCAGCAATGACACCATTCACACAAGGATCAGTAGATCTTGGTATGGCTACAGCTAGAAAAGCTTTAAAAGACTACGAAGATGAATTAGCAGCTTATGAATTAGAGACAGGACAAGCACAAACAGCCTCTGATGATGCTAGAAGAACAGCAATTATTGCAGCAATGACAGCAGGACAACACTCACAAGACGTTATTGATGAAACATTAAATCTATTAGGACTAAAAGATGGAGGTGTTGTAAAAATGAAAGATGGTGGTATAATGAATCTTGGTGGCAAAGAAATGGATATGAGAACCGGGGGTTTCATTCCTATAGGCAAAAAAGAAAGAGCTGACGACGTCCCTGCAAGATTAAGCAAAAACGAATTTGTAATGACAGCCGATGCTGTAAGAGCAGCAGGCGGTGGAGATGTTAATGAAGGTGCAAAGAGAATGTATGAAACAATGAACAGATTAGAGGCAAGGGCATAATGGCTGAAACAACTACAATAACACGACCAGCACCAGTACTGGAAGCATCACTAACTAATTATCTTAAAGCATTAGATCCATTAGTAGCACCACAAATTAATACAGCTGCATATGCACCACAGATCGCAGCAGAGTCTGCATTGCAACAACAAGCAAGAACTGCGGCCGGCGGATTGGGTTCACTTACAGGACCACAAGCTTTTGAGGCTTTTATGTCTCCGTATCAACAACAAGTAATTGATACAACTTTAACAGAATTTGACAGACAACAAGCAATAGCGGATACAGCGATGAGAGATAGAGCTATTCAAGCTGGAGCTTATGGTGGTGGACGAGAAGGTGTAATGGCAGCAGAGTCTGCAAGAGGTGCAGCACAAAGCAGAGCAGGATTGCAAGCTCAATTATTAGCACAAGGATTTCAACAAGCACAAGCAGCAGCAGCGCAAGACTTGGCAGCAAGACAAGGTTTAGGTACTTATCAAACACAATTAGGTCAAGCTGGTCAAGCACAACAACAAGCAATATTAGATGCAGCAGCAGCAACGGCAAGAGAAGCAGAATTTGAACCATTCACTAGATTAGGTTTAGTTGGTCAACAACTTGCACAAGTACAACCTGGTGCATTCCCGACTCAAACAGTCGGATATCAACCACCAGCAATGCCAGCTAGTCCATTATCAACAGCATTAGGTGTTGGTACAGGTATAGCTAGTATTGGTTCTAAACTAGGATTATTTGGCTAATGAGTAGAATTTTAAGAAGACCGATGTTTAGAGGTGGACGTGTTGATAGTTACGGCACGGGGATCGCGAGTGGTTTAGCTACTGGCGGTAGAGTTGGTTTATATGGAGGTGGTAGTCTTTCATACAATCCTTTTCAACAATCACAAACAAGTAATCTATTAGGAAGAAATACTCCTAAAGTATTACCTCAAATGCAAGGAGGAAATATATTTGCTCCTGTTCAAATTACAGAATCTGGTTTTAGTAAGTATGATCCAGGTAGAAGCATAAGAGAATCACAACCAATGTATGAAGAATTTGCAGAAATTTCTGAAGAAATGCCAGCAGCTAATATAATAGCAAGTGCAGATGAAGGGTTTATACCACAGTCTTTAAAAGATAAAATGAATGCAGACGTAGAAGCAGATTTACCAATATCAATAATAGACAACTCACCAAAAGAAGTTAAAACACCAAAAATAAACGAAACAAAAGATGAAACAGAAGTAACTATGACTGATCTTGAAAAAGCTTTAGGTTTAGACAAAGCTAAACGTAGAGATCTTGGTGATATGTTAGGTAGAGCATCTGCAGCATTTTTAGGTGCTGGTGATGTAAGAGAAGGATTAGCAGAATTTATGTCAGCTGAAACAAAAGCTGGACCAAGCAGAACTGAAAGAATTAAATCAATTGCAGGGCTTGAAGAATATAAAGCTAAAAAAGCAAAAGAACTTTATGAAACTAAATTAAAAAATCAACAATATGCGCCAGGTAATGCACAAAAAAATTATGAATTTTTTAGACAACAAGGAATTGATAAAGATCAAGCATTAAATCTAGCAATGGGTAAAGCTAGAAATTTTGATGAAGCATATTTGAATTTATCGGCTAAAGGCACTGTAACTGCAAAATTATTTGATACACTTGCGAGACAAGAAGGTATTAGTGAGTTACCTAATGTAGATATAGAAACATTAGAAGTTGGAGAAACTTTTTATATTCCAGGTGCAAAATCATTAGCAAGAATCGTACTTAAAGAAGGCAAAAAAGATTTAATTCAAACACCATATTAAGGAGTAAAGCATGGCAAATGTTTATGATTTACTTAATCAAGGCACAAGTGGCAACGCTGGTCTAAACAATACAGACCTTTTACCAGCAGAAGAAAACAACGAAGTAAGCACAATTGCCTCTGTCTTTGCAGGTATTGGGTCTGGTTTAATTGACATACCAAAAGGTTTATTTTCACTAGGTGCAAGTATCTATGATCTTACAAACGATACTAATAAAGCAGCAGAAATAGAAAAATACTTTGACGATCTTACAAATTTAGATGAATTAGCACAAGCCACGGCTGCAGGTAAAATTACAAAACTTTTAACAAACGTTGGTTTACCTGGTGGTGTTGCATTTAAGGCTGGAACAAGTTTAGCAGGTAAAGCAGTACAAGCTAAAAAAGCTGGTAACTATTTTAAAGTTACAGGTGCAAATGGTAAAGCATTAAAAGATGTTGCAGGTAAAGCTGATTTATTAAATAGAAAAGGTAAGACAGCAAAATTTATCGGGGGTGCTACGGCGGGTGGTTTAGCTGAAGGTGTATTTGTTGGTGATGTAGAAGAAGCAGGTACATTTGGTGATCTGTTTGGTGGACCTACAGAATTAGAAAGAGATGATGAATATGATCCAGAAAGAGAATTAATTAATAGAGTTAAGTTTGGTACAGAGGGTGCGTTATTTACAGGAGTAATTGGTGGTGTTGGTTCAACATTAAAAGCATTATCTAAAAGAGGTAAAGATATGCGGTTCTCTAATTCTAAACTAGATAGATTTTATGATAAAGTTGCATCTAAAGTTAGAGCAAGAGGTGGTAAGACTCAAGAATTTTTTGATATAGAAAGAGGACAAGTTGGTGCAAGATCAGCAGATGTAAACTTTGCACAACAGGTCTCAAGAGAACTAGATAAAAACATAGATGCTATTTTCCCTGCATACAAAACAGTTACAAATAAATTAGTTGCAAAAGAAAGAAATGATTTATTAAGAGCTTTAAATGAAGCAATGTTATCAGGCTCGCCTAAAGTTGATGAAAAAACAGGTAGAGTTATTTTTGGTGAAATAGATAAAGCAAAGAAAAAAGTTGTTGATGAATTATTAAACAAAGCAAAAGCTAAACCAGATGTAAGAAAAGCAATTTATGGTAATTTAGATTCTATTAGAACTGGTTGGGGTGATATGTTTAGTGCATTGGGTGGTAAGATATCAAGAGATAAAACAGCGTTTAAAGAATTTAAACAATTATTTGGTAAAAAGTTTCAAGACTATTTAGGTTCTACTTACGATATATTTTCTAATAGATCTGTATTACCTTTTTTAAGTTACAAACCTACAGAAGAAGCTGTACAGAAAGCAATTACATTATTTAAAGATGTTGCAAGACAAAATGGTAAAACAATTACAGATGGTCAAGCAGAGTATTATGTAAATAGATTAGTTAAAACTGCGCAATTACCAAAAGGATTTAAAATGGACAAAGCATCTGATGTTGTATTCAAAATACCAGATTTCTTTGTAGGCAAAACTGTTTTGGATGATGCAGTTTCAGGAAAAGGTTATGCTAATATGGTAAACCTACCTAAAGAAGCGCAATCCGTTATTAAAGAATTGTTAGGAGAACAAAAAAATCCTATGCAAACTATATTAGCTGGTACAAGTAGATTGTCTTTAGTTACAAGACGTAATGAATTTTTTGATGACTTGGTTAAACAATCTGAAGCAGACAAAGCTGCGGGCAAACGTGGTATGTTTTATGAAACAGAAGCAGAAGCATTTGATGCTTTGGGTCCAAATATTAGAAGAATAAATGTAGATCCAAATAAAGCATTAGAAGCTGGTATTACAAATCCTATTAATGGTAAGTATGCTATTGATGAAATAGCGGATGCGTTAGAAGAAACTAATAATGCATATACTAAAAAAGGCACAGGACAACAAATTTATGAAGGATTATTATTGTATCCTAAAGCAACATCACAGATTGCTAAAACAATTTTATCACCAGTAACACACGCAAGAAACTTTGTATCTGCCGGTGCGTTTGCAACAGCGAATGGTATTATACCATCACCCACTGCAATCAAAGATGCATACCAAGCATTACAAACAGGATTAAAAGGTACGAGAAAACAAAATGATTTTTATAGAAAACTTTTAAAATTAGGAGTTGTAAACTCTAATGTAAGACTAGGAGATCTACGAGGACTATTAGAAGATATTGACTATGGTGCAACTGTTTCATCCGATAAAGCATTAAGAGGATTATTAAAACCACTATCTAAATTAAAACAAGTATCACAAGATTTATATACAGCGGAAGATGACTTTTGGAAAATTGTATCTTGGGCTGGTGAAAAATCTAGATTAGGTAAAGCATATGCTGCGAAAGGTATTACGAGAACCGCGGATCAATTAGATGAAGAAGCGGCTAGTATTGTAAGAAACAATATACCTAACTATGATTATGTAGGTTCTTTTATAAAAGGACTACGAAGATTTCCTGTAGGTAATTTTGTATCATTCCCTGCAGAGATAATTAGAACAAGTACAAATATTGTAAGACGTGGTCTTGATGAAATATTTACTACAATGAAAAATGATAAAGGAGAAACAGTAAGGCCTTTATATGGAATAGGTATAAAAAGATTATTAGGTATGGGTGTAACAACAGCAGCTGTACCATACGCAACTGTCGAGATAGCAAAAGCTTTACACAATGTAACTCAAGACGAATTAAATGCGATGAGAAGATATGTGGCTGACTGGTCTAAAAACTCAACACTAATTCCATTAAGAGATAAAGATAATAAATTAAAATATGTAGATTTCTCACACGCAAATGCATACGACACAATATCAAGACCAATACAATCAGTTATCAACGCGGTACAAGCTGGTGAAAAAGATAAAGATGGTATTATGGATGATTTTTTAAAAGGTGTAATTACAGCTACATCAGAACTAGGAGAACCATTTATATCAGAATCTATTTGGTCAGAAGCTTTAGCTGATTTATTTGTAAGAGGTGGTAGAACAAGAAGAGGTTCTAGAGTTTTTAATGAAGATGATTTACCAGGCACTAAAATGTCAGAAGGTATTAAACATTTAATAGACGCTCAAATGCCTTTTTCTGCAAAACAACTTGAAAGATTAGGTCTTGCATTTAAAAACAAAGCAGAACCAGTAGGTGTTGTAACTAAAGGTAAGTTTGATGACTATGGTGAAACTTATGAATTAGGTAATGAAGCATTAGGATTTATTGGTGCAAGAGCAATACCAATAAAACCAGAAAGAGCATTTAAATATAAAATTGCTGAATATCAAAGAGGAGTTTCTAACTCACGACAATTGTTTACAACAGAGGTTTTAAAAGGTGGACCTATCACACCAGAAGCAATTGTTAATGCATATATAAATGCGAACAGAGCTTTGTTTCAAAACACTAGAGATTTTTATAGAGATATTGAAGCAGCTAAAGTTTTAGATATGTCAGAAGATGATATTGTAGAACAAGCTACACAAAGGGTAGGTAGACGTGGTTATGGTGCAATTAGTGAGGGTGTGTTTAGACCATTAAATATTTCAAAAGATGTACAAGAAGCTTTTGAAAAAAATGCACAAAAACTAGGATTACCTAATCCTTTCGAACAAGCTGCAGACGTATTAGCAGAAATAAAAGAACAATTAATTGAAGTACCTTTAACACAAGAAGGTATACCAGATATAATAAATCCATTTACAAACTTACCTGAACCTAATTTAGGTCCAGTAAGTCAATTACCACCAGTTGTAACTGGCTCAAATCCAAGTGTAGTAGCCGCTAATCAAAGACTAATACCAGGGAACTTTAACAACTTGACACAAGCCGAAAAATACGAAATACTTTTTGGCAATAATTAATATGGCAATAGAACCTAAAAACACAAGAGAACATATCATATCACTTTACGGACACGTGACCGGATTAAAAAAAGATATTTCACAAATTAAGAACAATCATTTGAAACATATCCACGAAGATGTAGAAAAATTGGGCGGTAAGATAGATAAAGTCTATTGGGTTCTTTTAGCAGCAGCGGGAACTGCTGTACTCTTTGTGTTAGAAAAATTTATATAGGAGAAAAATTATGCAGTTGAGTAAACATTTTACTTTAAGAGAGATGACCAATTCGATGACCGCGCAACGTAAGGGTATAGATAATACTCCAGGTGCAGGTGAAATTAAAAGTTTAGGTGACTTATGTTATGAAGTTCTTGAACCACTACGTGCACATTTTGACAGACCAGTGACCATCACCAGCGGCTATCGTAGTGAAGCGTTATGTGAAGCAATCGGCAGCAAAAAAACTTCGCAGCACGCGAAGGGCCAAGCCGTCGACCTAGAAATATTTGGCGTACCCAACATTAAGACAGCTTACTGGCTACAAAATAACGTTGACTTTGACCAGCTGATTATGGAGTACTATAATCCAGAAGATCCAGCAGGCGGATGGGTCCACATAAGCTATCACGAATCAGATTCAAACAGAAAACAAGTATTAACTTTTGATGGTAAAAAATACACCGAAGGTCTTCCAGATATGGAATGGAAAGACGGCCAAGTCGTAGGCTAACGACACATACAGCCGATAAAATTACCACTACCATCATTCATTAGATGTAAGTTTAAGTTATCAACATAGCCAGATAATTTTAATCTTAAGATATCACACAAATCAAAACAATCTGTTTCTGCGGTTATAACAATACCTTCCATAATTTGTTTGGTTACAGGTATCAGTTGATACAAACCATCATTTAAAATAATTAAATCCAATCTCTTAACTCCTCTCCCATAATTTCTGTAGCTATATTCATTTTTTTACGTAATGCTTTTACTATCTTTTCATCTACAGTTTTTGGTGTTATAAAATCTACATATGTTACCGATTTCTTTTGACCTATTCTATGTGCTCTATCTTCTGATTGTAATCGCTTTTCTAAATCATAACCATTAGAATAATAAATTACATTATTAGCTGCAGTTAAAGTAATACCATAACCACCTGTCTGTGGATTACCAACAAAGAATCGTGCATCAGAATCTGGGTCCTGAAATTTCACAATATTTTTTTGTCTAGTTTCCGCATCTATTGCACCATAGTATTGAACGATAGAATCTTCTCCAAATTTTTTAGAGATAGCTTTTACTATTTGTTTAATGTCATACACATAGTTAGCCCAAATAATTACTTTGCCTTCAACTTCATCTAAAACATCAAGTAATTCAGACATTCTATTATTCTTTATTTCAGTGATTGTATCATCATCATTCTTTAAGTGACCACAACTGATCTGATGTAAACGCATCAATTGTGTTAGTACGTGGGGCGCGGTTGCCATTTTGCCTTTTAGTTGAGCGAGGGCCGCGGATTTCATAGTAGAATATATTTGTCTTTGTTCGTCAGATAGTTCTACTTCTCGTTGAATATAAACTTTAGGAGGCAAGTCTAAACAATCTTCTTTTAAAACTCTGTAAGAAAACTTTTTTAAAGAATCAGCTAATTCATCTAATCTTTTATAACCACCTACAATCTGGACCCTACGACCCCCAAAGTTTCTATCTATCATAGTGGCATATCTATTTCTAAATGTATAATAAGAATTAAAACCAAGTAATTCTTCGTGTAAAAAATTACATTGTGTATACAAATCTAATGGTGATTTAGTTACAGGAGATCCTGTAAGTATTCTTCTATACTTGGCTAGTTTACCAAGAGCTAAAATAGCTTTTGTTCTTTTAGCAGTAGGTGTTTTAATTGTAGTAGATTCATCTATAGCCATAATTGTTTTGTGGCAGTTAATAAATTTTGTGGCAAATTCTAGACCTTTTTTTGTCGAGAATGCTTCTACATTCATTACAAGGATGTGAAGGTCGAAGTCTATTTTAAATAATTGTTGATACTCTTTATCCTTTGTTTTAGATGTAGTCGCAGTCCATAATACTGTTTTATGATCTATGTGACTAGCTAAATGATTTGGAATTTCACCAGAAAACCAGTTTCTATACACACCCTTTGGTGCTATAATTAGCGCCGCATTTATTTTACCTTTATCATATAGCATAGCGATATTATCTACTAACACTTTAGATTTACCTGTACCCATTTCCATAAAATATCCATACTCTTCTTTATCCCACGATTTTTCTAACGCAGTAATTTGATGGTCGTATGGCTTTGTTTTAAATTTATAATTCATAACTTTTTTCTACTTTCTATGTTGACAATTATATAAACACTATTATATAGTCTGTCAAGAATTAAGAAATGAAAAATAAAATATTTGAGTTATACAAGCCAGATTCTTTAGCAAGCTTTTTAGAATTTTATAAAAGCAATCCTAAAGAAAAATTTGTTTATGTAATTCAACAACCACCACCTAATATAAATATATTAAGTGCATCTGATTTTGGTTATCTTGTAATATGTTTGCCTAATAGAGACCAGGCAATATTTTCTACTGCACCTTATGTGCATAAGATGAGAAAAAATTTACAAGACTTTCGTAAGGAAGATTATTTACTTGCTGTTGGAGATCCTGTAATAATAGGTATTTCTACTTGGTTAGTAGGTGAAACTACAAACGGAAAATTTAATATGTTGAAATGGGATAAAAGAGAATATAGATACTATCCATTAGAAGTGGATGGATATCAGAAAGGATAATATGTCAGACATAAGAGATCAAATGATTAATGACTCAAAAGATTTTTTAGACACAGTTGAGGTCACAACTATTGCACAAGAATGTATAAATCTAAAAAAAATAGAAGATGAGATCGCAGAGCTAGAAGAAAGACTTAAAGATAAAAAGTCAGATGCGGATCACATTAGTTCAAAAGTAATTCCAGAATTATTAGCAGAACAAGGATTATCAGAAATAAAATTAGCTGATGGTTCTAAAGTTTCTGTTAGAAAAGAATTTAGGGCAACTCTTCCTAAAGATGAAGTAAGGAGAGATGCAGCCTACAAATGGCTTCGGGATCAAGGTTTAGGAGATATTATTAAAAACAATGTTTCTGTAACTTTTGGTAAAGGAGAAGATGACAAGGCTCAATCTTTGATTGACCTTGCGGTTGACAATGGTTACGAACCAAATCAGAAATCTGATGTGGCTTGGAATACATTAACAGCCCTATACGAGGAGCGTGTCAAGGCCGGCCTTGATATGCCCTCTGATGTCTTTAGTCTTTGGATTAAGGATAAAACTAAAATAAGTCGGAAATAACAACAAAGGATAAAGAAAAATGAGTAAAGAAGTAATGAAAAAAGGATCGGGATCAATAGCTTTGTTCGGTGACGATGTGGCTACAGGTTTTGATAATATGACGCAAGAAGATCTTGCGTTGCCTTATGTCAGAATCTTGGGTCAATTATCGGCACAAGTGAATGAAGGAGATGGTAAATACATCGAAGGTGCTAAACCTGGAATGATTTATAATAACGTTACCCACGAAATATTCGATGGTAAAAAAGGAATTAAAGTAGTTCCTTGTTATTACAAAAAAGACTATCCAGAGTATAGTGACAAAGGTGATGGTAACCCTATGAAAGTGGCTACCCATTTACCAAATAGTCCAATAATTAAAACAGGTAAAAGAGAGGGTGCCAAGATTAGATTACCAAATGGTAATTATCTTGAAGAAACTGCTTATTACTATGTTTTAATGGAAACAAAAGCAGGTGGTATGACACCAGCGTTGATTACTATGAAATCATCGCAACTTTCTGTCAGCAAAAACTGGAATTCTATGATGAAAACCATTCAAATTGATGATGGAAAAGGTGGATTTGTTACGCCGCCAATGCACGCAGTTGTGTATAATTTAGCTTCGGCAATACAAAAGAACGACAAAGGTTCTTGGTATGGTTGGACTATTACACAAGACCGAATTATGGGACAAGAAGATACTTCTTTGTATAAAGATGCAAAGAAATTTTCTTTAAATGTCTCGGATGGAAATGTGCAAACAAAAGCAGATGTAGAAGAGAAAGTATCGGAATCAACTCCATACTAAATTAAAACAGGGGGATTGTGAGATCCCCCTTTACAAAGAAAAAAGAAATGATAATACAAAAAGATAAATTCAAAAATATATTTAGTGGACTAACTATAGCATATGGACAATATCAACCTGGAGAACGTGGCGAAAACGGAAAGCAACAAGGAAAAGCTTTTATTGTACGTGGTGACGTCACCGACGAACTCTGGGAAAACCATCTTACAGGAAAAGGTCCAGCCCTTGGTATCATCCCTATTACACAAAACAATGATTGTAGGTGGGGGTGCATTGATATTGACGAATATAACTTTGATCACACTAGCCTCGTTAAAAGTATTCGGAATCATAAACTCCCCTTAATAGTTTGCCGTAGTAAATCAGGCGGCGCACACGTATTTTTATTTACCAAAGAAAATATTCCTGCATCTTTGATGCAATCAAAATTAAAATCAATGGCTATCATACTTGGATATGAAGGGTCAGAAATATTTCCAAAACAAACTGAAATACTAGTGGAACGTGGTGACACTGGTAATTTTTTAAACTTACCATACCACAATCAAATGAAAGGATTACGTTATGCTATCAACGATAGTGGCGCCGGTTGTACACTTGAGGAATTTTTTGAGCTCCATAATATTTATGCGTGCACGAAAGAACAAGTCGAAGCAATCAAAACGGAAGAGAAAAAAATAGAAGAAGCATTTCCTGGTGGACCACCTTGTCTAAATAAACTTGCAACAACAGGTTTTGGACAAGGGTCCAGAAACAATGCACTATTTAATATTGCAGTTTACTACAAACAATCTAGTCCAGATACTTGGGAAGATAAAATTGTAGAAGCAAATTTAAAATATATGGAACCTGCATTAAGTAATAATGAGGTTCAACAATTAATCAAATCAGTAAATAGAAAAGGTTATGATAAATATAGATGCAAAGATGCACCTATCAATGCAGTATGTCAATCTGGTTTGTGTAGAACAAAAAGATTTGGTGTAGGATTCGGAGAAGAAGAGATGCCTGTTTTAGGCAGTCTTACAAAATATTCATCAAAACCACCGGAATGGTTTTTAGATGTAGATAAAAAAAGAATACAATTAAAATCAGAACAACTTTATAGCCCACAGTTATTTGCATTAGCGTGTTTAGACCAAGCTAATTTAGTTGTACCTGTACCTAAACCAAAAGATTGGAAACAACATTTTTTAAAACCAATGATGACAGGTTTACAAGAAGTAGAACCTTTAGAATCTTTAGATCCTTTAAATGAATTAACAGGACTCTTGCAAGATTGGACAACCAATAGACAGTCAGCAAGAACTTTTGATGACATATTAAATAAACTTCCATACACAGACGACAAAAGAGAATTTACATATTTTAGAATGGAAGATTTTTATAATTTTTGTAAAAGAAATCACTGGGAAAAAGATAAAAATCAAACAGGTAATTTAATAAAACAATTAGAAGTTTTTATAAATGAAGAAAGAATCCGTATTAAAAAACAACAACCAAGATTAATTAAAATAAAAACTATGAAACAAGTAGAGGCAAGCACTACACAAGAAGCTTATCAACAGGAGGATTTTTAATGAAATTTTCAAAAGATATAGGCAAAAATTGGCATTTAAGATTTAGATTAATAATAAAAGAACTAACAGAAGAACTAGAACTAACACAAGCAAAATTAAATATAGCAGAAAGGAAACTAAAGAAGTATGAAAACAATAATACTAGGTCCACCAGGAACGGGAAAGACAACAACGTTATTAAATTTAGTGGACGAATTCATACAAGATGGAATAAGACCTAAACAAATAGGTTATTTTTCATTTACTAAAAAAGCCGCAACAGAAGCTGCAACTAGAGCTTCAGAAAAGTTTGGTTTAGATATAGAAAATGATTTACCTTTCTTTAGAACACTACACTCTTACGCTTTTAATCAATTGGGTATGACCAAAGAAAAAATGATGGGTGCCGATGACTACAAAGAGTTTGGAGAAAAATGTGGAATACCAATCAAGACTGCAAGATTTTCTGATAGTGATGGTACATTTAATTGTGATAATGAATATCTTACAATTATAAATACGGCAGTTGTGAAAAGAATGGATTTGTTAGACTACTACGATTCAAGACAAAACATATTAGATATAGAAAGAAACACATTATTTTTATTAGCAGAAGAACTAAAAAGATTTAAAAAAGAAAAAGGTTTAAAAGATTTTAATGATTTACTAGAAGATTTTCTTGCAAAAGAAACTATCAATAAATTTAAAGTATTATTTATAGATGAAGCACAGGACTTATCTTTATTACAGTGGGAAATGGTAAGAAAGATTTGGTCAAGAGCAGATAAAACTTACATAGCTGGTGATGATGACCAAGCAATATTTAAATGGGCAGGTGCAGATGTAGATCATTTCATTGCACTTAAAGAAGAAGTAGATGACATACAAACATTAGATCAATCTTACAGAATTCCTGGTGGACCTATACACGAACTATCTCAAAAAATAATTAGTCAAGTACAAAACAGATTTGATAAATCATACAAACCAAGAACAGAAGAAGGATTACTACGAAGATATTCTGATATTACACAAGTAGATATGTCAGAGGGAAACTGGTTAATACTTTCTTCTGCAAATCATTTTTTAGATCAAGTCAAAGAAGTATGTGAACTTCGAGGTTGGTATTATCAATACAAAGGACGTAACTCTATACCTCTTAAATTATTACTAGCACTAAACAATTGGGAATCTTGGAGAAAAGGGTCAATGTTAAATCACCTAGAGATAAAAAATATTTATGAATACCTTGGATCAAATGTATTAGAAGGTTTTAGAAAAGGTAAAACATTACACTCTGATGATAAATATACTTTAAAAGAATGTCAGGATAGCCACGGTTTGATAGTCAGTTCAGTATGGTATGAATCATTTGAAGGACTTGATCCAATTACCGAAAACTACATTCGTAATATGAGGGCGAATGGAGAAGAAATAAATAAAAATCCTCGAATAATAATGTCAACAATACACGGAGCGAAAGGAGGAGAAGCCGACAAAGTTTTATTAATGCAAGACTTAACAAACGCAGCACTTGAAACATTTAGTTATGATCCAGATGAATTACATAGATTATTTTATACTGGAGCAACAAGAGCGAAACGCGAATTGCACGTTTTGGACCCAAGAGATTTTGATCGAGCTTATATACTATGACAAATAAAGATATGTTTAAAGGAACAACCTATAACTCATTAGAAGAGCAGGTAGGCGGGAAACACTACCGTTCTATGAAAATTCAACCTGCTGAATTTATTAACGAAAACAAGTTGCTTTTTGCAGAAGGGAACGCTATAAAATACATCTGTAGACATCAATCTAAAGGAAAAGAAGAGGACGTGAAGAAGGCAATACACTATTTAGAAATGATTCTTGAAAGGGATTACTCGTGAGAAGTACCCAGATACCGTTGTTCACACCTGAAACGGAATGGGTTATGCCAGAAGAACTAAAAGATCTTCGAGGCCACAAAGAAATAGCAATCGATTTAGAGACTAATGACCCATATTTAATGACCTTGGGGTCAGGTAATGTCACCGGTAGAGGCCACATTGCTGGCGTTGCGGTGGCTGTAGAGGGCTGGTCAGGGTATTTTCCTATCCACCACGAGTCTGGTGGAAATATGGACAAAAAATTGGTCCTATCTTGGTTACAGGATATTTGCAATCAACCTGATACTACGTTTATATTTCACAATGCAATGTATGATATCTGTTGGTTAAGAGCTGCAGGTGTAATTGTCAAAGGTAAAATAGTTGACACAATGATTGCAGCATCTTTGATAAATGAAAATAGATTATCTTATCAATTAAATTATTTATCAAAACATTATGTAGGTATTGGTAAAGACGAAAGTGTCTTAACTGCAGCAGCAAAAGAATATGGTCTTGATCCTAAAAAAGATATGTGGAGATTACCTGCGTTGTTTGTAGGACAATATGCTGAACGTGATGCGGAAGCTACATTAAAACTTTGGAAAAAATTAGAGACAGAATTATATAAAGAAGAACTTTGGGATGTGTTTAATTTAGAGACTAAATTATTTCCTTGTTTAGTTGATATGAGATTCAAAGGTGTAAGAGTTGATTTAGACAAAGCAGTTAATATCAAAAAAAATCTTATGCAACGTGAGTCTAAAATCATCAGTAAAATCAAAGACTTAACAGGAATCAACGTAGAAAT